CTTTTGGTAGTATATCTTTAACTGAAGCACCAGATTTATATGCTTTTATATAAGCATTAATTTGTTTTGTATTCATTTTACTTGATAAATCTGCTGTTTGCATATCTAATTTTTCATTAGCTTTTTTTTCACCATCCATATTATCAGTAACTTTCATACCTACTTTTTTTTCTTCTTTTTCTCTAATAGCCATTAGCTAACTCTGCCTCCTATATTTGTTGCAATACTTTCACCAATTACATCACTTCTCATGTAATCGTTTTTAGTTGCATAATCTACTTTTAATAATCTAAGTTTTCTTTGAAAGTCTCTATCAGCTAATTGTGCATGTTGTGGATCTGATCTTAACATGTATGTATAGTATTTAGCTCTATCTACAATCAAAGTTCTAAATCTGTCAGGTAAACTCATATTGTCACCATGAGCAGATAAATCTGTATGTGTTGTATAATAATCATAACTTGCAACATATTCATTTGTATTTGGTCTTGGACTTACACCAAATGCAGAATGATCTGGCAAAATATAAACTCTTAATGGTACAGAATAATTACCTTCGTTATTTGTATCATCAGTTGGTTTATGATTTTGTAAGTAACTATCATATGTTATATATGATAATTTTCTAGTTGCAATATCACTTCTAGATATTCTAACATAATCAACATCTAATTGAACACTAGATGCTTCTAAATAGATAAAAGAAGTTTGTGCTGTTGCAGTAAATGTTGTTTGTAATATATCGCCTTCTCTAAAATTAGTTACTGCTTTTGTTGTATTTAAATTTTGTGTTCCACCTGCTGATGTTCCAACTCTTACAATTAATGCAGTACTAGAACTATTTGGACTTAAAACTCTAACTTGTAATCTATAAGTTTTATTTACTGTAGTATTAATAGCTTGATAAGCTGCTGCACTATTTAAATTTAATCTACCATTACCACTTGATGTATGGGATGGTGATCCATCTCCAGTTGTCCAACTATTTATATTAGATGTAAACTCACCATTAGTTACTAATTCTTTTGGTTTTAATGAAAATGAATCCATATCTGCTTTTCTAAAATCAGTAGGAAAATCATACTCATTATCACCAATAGTTAAATCTTGTGTAGTTCTAGAATATAATAAAGGTATCTCACCTGTTTCATTATAAATATCATGAATGCCTTTATTAATAAAATCTTTTACCGCAGTTTGTATACCACGACTTGAACTAAACGTACTAGAGGTTAGCTCTGTTTCGTTTAATTCTCTAAGTACACTATTTGTTAACGTTAGGTATGTTGTTGCCATTCTGTAATAACTCTAATATTTTATTAAGTTTTTCTTCTTGTTTATCAATTCTTTTTTCTAAATGATCTACCCTTATATTATTACCTAATGAAATAATTTTTTGTCCTGTGCTTGCATCAGTTTTTTTTCTTAAATCGTAAGTTGTCATAAATTCCTATTTGTTATAAGGGGTATGCATTAAGGGGGATATTAATACCCCCCTTAATTTTTATTTATTAGTTGTGATCAGTTTCATCAATACCTGATACATCACAAAGAACAGCCCAAACACGGACTTTACCCGCACTTGAATCTGCTCCACCTGTTAATATATCTAGAGTATCTGCACTCGCAACTACAACTCTAGCTGTAGCTGTAAGAGTTGCATAACCAGTAGCATTAGTGTCGCCATCAACATATCTGTCAACGTCTCCACCAGTGATACCTAAGTCCATAGTTGCTGAACTAGATAATGCTGTGATTACCTCGATTCCAGCTTCCATGATTAAAGTTTCTGCAGGAATGTCCAAAGCGTTGATTATGTCTCCGTTTGCTGTTCCTGAGCTACTATTAATTGCTGATACATCAATTGTATTTTCAACTAAGTAAGGTGTTCTACCATTAGCAGGATGCCCAGTAGTACCACCAGCACCTGTTCTATTATAAGTTGCCATAGTATTCTATAATCCTCCCAATTAACCTATTGTTATTACGCCAGATCTTACTGCTTCGCTTCTAAGAATTTTTCTTCCAAAAACGTGTAAGCCTCTGACTACGTCTGCGAATGAATCAGGGTCTCTGATTAATTCAGTTTTTGCAATGTGATTTACAGTTGCAACTCCTGACATATGTCCGTATAAGAATGCAAATTCATTTGATCCTGCTGAACCAAAAGTATGATTTGCAGCACTTCCACTAGACACAGCGATTGCGTTTGTAGCATACATGTTAAAACCAAATAATGGTCTGTCTGTTACTTTACCATTTCTGATTTGAGATACACCACCATCGTTCATCACTGATTGGTCAGATAGTTTTCCGCCTGCTTTTCTTAATTGTTCAAAGAATTCAGGTGGAGCAACTAGCCATCTATTTTCTTCTGGCACATCATTTTTGTCAAGAACTTTTTTTGCTGCTGACACAACGTTTGCTAATGTGTCAACTGCTGCATCACCATCAATTGGTGAGCCGTCAGTTCCAGTATCACTAGCAGATGTAGAAGCGTTATCATAGATAAACTTCAATACATTGTAGTCATAGCTTTTCTTTAATGAATATGCACCTGAAGAGGTTGCAAGAGCTTCAAAGTTTACATGAGATTGTCTTTCTTCAATGTCATCAACTTTAAAAGCAAAGTAAGAACCTTGATCGACAGTCATAGTTATTTGGTCATCTGCTAATACTTGTGTATCAACTGTTTGACCTCTAGCATAATCTTTAACTGTGATTGTTGGCTCTTTTATTATTTTTACTGTATCGCCAAAATTTTCAATTTCTCCAGCGTAATCAGTGTTAGTAATATCTTCTACCACTGATGCTCTTCTGAAGAACTTCTGAACTTTCTGACTAAATATTTGCGGAGTAAAATTACCTTGTGCAAGGTTTTGATATCCCGCAGAGTTTGTAAAAGCCATATTGCTTCTCCTTATTATTGTTTAGTTAGATTGTCTATCTTTGTTCAATCCTACCTTCTAAACGAGCAAGGTCTATTTCTTTCTCAAACTTCTCAAATTCATGAGGTTTCATTTTAGAAATCTCACTAGCTGTCCAAATTTTCTTTTTAGGAATATCGGACTCAGTACTTTTTCTTGTTTTAGAAATTGCTTTAGCAGCTTCTTTTTTAATATCCTTTTCTTCTTTTTTAGTTAGTTTACTTTGACCACTGTCCATTTTAAATAGATCAATAGCTCTAGCAGCTAACTTAGCATTAGATGTATTTTCATACAACCAACCTTGAATAGTAGGATCTTGATTTGCAGCCCATTCATGAAATGAATCTTGCGATCTAATTTCATTAAAGTCAGGATGCATTTTTAAAAGTTCTACTTCTGCTTTTTCTTTTGCAATTTGCTCTTGTTGGATTTGTAAATTTTTATATTTACTTTCAAGATCTGCAGTCTGAGTAGTTGCTTTGTTCATTGCAATGGTTTCAACCATTTCATAAACATCAGGGTACTCTTTTCTCCATGCCTCTAACTCTTCTTTTGATTTAGGTGGCACAAATTGTTTAGTACTTGATTCTAATTGAGAACGTAAGGTTTTGACTTCATCCTTATGTTTATTAAGTGTAGAATCATAGTGTTTTTTCAAATCGTCATAACGTTTCTTAAAAACACGATCTTCAGCTTTAGCAGGGCGTTCAGCGATAGGAGTAGCCTTTACTTCTGATTTTTCTGCAGTCTCTTCAGACGCATCGGTGTCCTTCTGTTCGGTTGCTGCGGTTGCCTTTTGTTTTTGTTCCCTTTGAAATTTAGCTAATTCACCTTTAGCAAATGCTTCAACTTCAGCATCTTCTTCTCCTCTATCCTTTTTATAAGGATTTGGATTTGGCATTTTAACTTTAGTTTCTTCAGAAACTTTTTTTTCTTCTTCCATTATTTTTACCTCTTGGGTTGAGTGCCTTATGGATAAGGGTAGCTCTAAACTGTTTCCATATTTTGTGGGCTGATATCTGAATCGATAGAATTAAAATTCATACCAGATTCTGCTTGTTCAGGAATATTATTCTGAGCAACCATTTGATTATCAGGTGGCACATTTGTTGTTTGTGTTTCCATCTGTCCTGCAAGATCATTAACAAAACTTTTTAATGACTCTTGTTCAGTTTTCCCACCATATTTTCTATTAGCAAAATTTTTTACTAATGAAACTGGTAGTACAACATTTTCTTCATCTTTAGTAAACTGATCCAAAAGTGGTTTTACTTCTGGTGCAATCTTACTAATGACTTTACTAACCGATGGAGATAAAACTACATTTAAAGTAGCTTTATCTTCATTTGTTAATCCTTGAATTTTTTTGGCTAAATCAGCTGTTACTGGTTTAGTTTGAGCTACAGTTCTTGCTGGTTTTTGTGGAGCTGCAACTTGTTTTTTAGTTGGCATTTTTATTTTAGACATATCAGGAACATTAGGTGTCATTGGTTTTTGATTAACCATACCAGTTGTTGTTGCAACAGTTCCTTTCATATCAGTTATTGCCATAATCTACCTACTAAATAGCATATTGGTTCTAGTATTTTTCTATATATTCTAC